GGCCCGCACAAGCTGGTGCGGGTGAAGTCCGACGGCCACGAGGCGACCATCGAGATCATCGAGCCGTTCGGGGTGCAGTCGAACCCGATCAAGGGCTCCAAGGTGCTGGTGATGCAACTCGACGGCGACGAGGGCAAGCTGGTCGGCATCGTGATGGCGCCGCCGGCCCGGCGCATGGACAAGCAGAAGGCGGGCGAGACGAGCTTCGCCAGCCCGCACACCGCCAACTACGTGAAGCACGACGCGGACGGCAACACGAAGGTCGTCACCACGGCGGAACTCAAAGAAAAGGTCGGCGCCGACAAGCGCACCAATACCGAGGGCATCTACTTCATCAACTGCGACGCCTGATGCCCAGGGACGCGCGCATCGGCGACAAGGGCAGCCACGGCGGCGTGCTGGTGACCGGCTCCCCGGACACCATCGATGAGAACCGCCGCTCGTCTCGGGTCATGGACATCTACCTGTGCGCCATCCACGGGCCGCAGGTGGTGGTTTCAGGGTCTCCGAAGACCATCGTGAACAATAGGCGGAACTGCCGAATCACGTCAGTGTGCTCCTGCGGAGCGATCATCGTCTCGGGTGCCGCCAAGTGCATCACAGACTAGAGCGATTATGCCCGCCCCGACCCTTCCGGCCGCGTCGAACACGCTCATCACCAACCTGATCGCCTCCCTCGGGAATGCGACTCACGGCTGGACCGTTTCCGCGCGCGTGATCAACCCACCCCCCGGCGCCGACAACAACTGGGGGATCGATCCCTACGCGGTGGACGTCACCGTGGCGCTGGTTTCGACCAAGATCAAGCAGACAGTTGGCGGCCGCGCCCCGCTCGGGCTCGTTCTGCAGGCCCGCTACGACGATGCCGGCACCTTCAAGAACGCCGTGCTGACGATCGAGGGGCTCCAGTATTCGACCACCTCGTCATCGCTGGTGACTGCGGTACTCGCCCTGGCCGATGCCGAGGCGACCGCGGTCGGCACGGCGGTGGCAGCCTCACTCGCGGCGGGCCCGTCATGACAGAAGACATCGTAGATCAAGAAGGTGAAAGCGGTGTCCGCCAGTGCGGGGCTCGTAGCGCACTGACGGTGATGCGCTTTCGGCTGCGCGACAAACATGCGCGTGAGTTGAGCAGTCAGGGACGCGCCGTCAACTTCGTGTGGAACTACTGCAACGAGACCCAACAGAAGACCGCCCGCGCTGGGCGCAAGTGGCTCACAGCCGTCGACCTCCAGCGCCTCACTGCTGGCGCGTCGAAAGACCTCGACCTGCACGCGCACACGATCCAGAAGGTCTGCCAGCAGTACGACCGCTCACGTAAACAGCATCGCAAGCCCTGGCTCCGATTCCGTGGACGCAAGTCGCTCGGGTGGGTCCCCTTCAACCAGGGCCACGTCACCGTCGTGGCGCCGGGAAAACTTAAGTTCCGCGGCGTCATCTACGAGACGATGCACTGGCGCGATCTGCCCGATGGCGCCGTGATCCGCGCCGGGTCTTTCAATCAGGACTCCCGCGGGCGCTGGTACATCAACCTGCCGATCGAGATGCCGGCTGAGGCGTTCGCCAAGTCCGGCGGCAGCATCGTCGGCATCGATCTCGGCTTGAAAGACCTCGCGACGCTATCGACTGGCGAGAAGATCGAGAACCCGCGACACCTCGCCAAGCACGCCGAGCGTCACGCGAAAGCGCAGCGTGCCGGCAAGACGAAGCTCGCGCGCAGCATCGCGGCGAAGGTCGCGAACTGCCGCAAGGACTACCTCCACAAGGCGAGCGCTCGGATCGCCTTGGCTCACGGGACGATCTTCGTGGGCAACGTATCGAGCGAGAGACTTGCTCGGACCCGCATGGCTAAGAGTGTGCTCGACGCCGGCTGGTCCACGCTTCGCACTCAACTCTCGTACAAGGCCCTTAGGCATGGCGGGAAGATGATCGAGGTGGATGAGCGAAACACCTCCCGATCCTGTTCTGTCTGCGGTGCAGACAGCGGCCCCAAAGGTATCGCAGAGATCGGAATAAGACGATGGGAGTGCGAGGTCTGTGGCGAGAGCCACGATCGCGACGTTAACGCCGCACTCAACATCGTCCGTGTCGGGCTGGACACGCTTGTAGAAGGAGCCTCGCTATGATTTCTGCGGGAGCAGTCACCTACACCGATCTCTCCTACGAGCGCACGCCGCACGGCTACTACGACCTCGTCATCGACGCGACGAGCCGTGACTTCGCGACCACCGACGGGCTGGAGTCGGCGCTGTTCGTATCCTTCTTCTCAGATCGCCGCGCCCGCCCGGACGAAGTGGCGGATCCGCTCAAGCGCCGCGGCTGGATCGGCGACCTCGTGTCCGAGGTGCCGGGCGACCTGCACGGCTCGGGCCTGTGGCTCTACGAGCAACGCCGGCTGACGCGCGAGGTGGCCATCGGGCTTCGGATCGAGGGCAACGCCGCGGTCGAGTGGATGATCGAGGCGGGACTCATTCAAAACTCCGACTGTGCCGTGCTGATGGAGCCGGCGCACCGGCGAGCTCAGTTCGTGGTGTCGGTGACCGAGCCGGACGGCGGCGAGACGACCAGGGCCTACCTGCTGGCCGACCGCACGATCGCCCGCACGTTTGCAACGACGACGGCGGTGTCGACGACGGTCGGTGATGCCCGTGAGGATGCGTTGGAGTGGGGTGGCGAACGGATCAACTGGGGCGGCGTGCCCGTCGAGTGGGACTAGGCCATGGCATTCGACTTCAAGGACGGCGGCGCGGTCGTCGACACCAGCGCGGGCGACGACGGCATCGTCATGGCCGCGCCGTCGATCAACTCGCCTCGTCCGGCGCCCTACAAGTGGTCGGCGCTGTGGGCCTACATCCAATCGAAGGCCGGGACCACGCTCGGATACGACGTCGGCACGGCGGAAGGCGATATTCCGCTGCTCGGGCCGGGCGGGAAACTCCCCCACGCGCAGATGAACTTGGCCAGCGTTCCGCTGACCGGCATCCCGACTGCCCCGACAGCTACCCTCGGAACGAACACCACTCAACTTGCCACGACCGCCTTCGTTCAGGCTGCCGTCGCCGCCTTGATCGCCTCGGCTCCCGGTGTGCTCGACACACTCGACGAGCTTGCCGCGGCGCTGGGTGACGATGCGAACTTCGCCGCCACGATCACGTCGGCGCTGGCTCTCAAGGCGCCTCTGGCCTCGCCCCCGCTCACGGGCACGCCGACGTCGCCGACCGCGACGGCGGGCACGAACACCACGCAGATCGCGACGACGGCCTTCGTGCAGTCCCTGCTCAACGTCGCCGAGACCACGCTTGCGTCAGCGGCGACCTGCGACCTGGCATCGATCACCACCACCCGGATCGAGATCACGGGCTCGACCACGATCACGTCGTTCGGGTCGGGCACGAACCGGTTCCGCGTGCTTCGGTTCTCCGGCGAGGTGCTGCTGACCTACAACGTCACGTCGCTGATCCTTCCCGGCGCCGCCGACATCAGGACGGCCGTCGGCGACGTCGCGCTGGTGGCATCTGATGGGTCTGGCAACTGGCGGGTCGTGTCCTACCTCCGGGCCTCAGGCAAGGCGATTGCGGCGCCCTACGTGATCCGCACTGCGAAAGACATTCTGCGCGGCGACGAGGGGTTTGCGGCGGAGTTCCTGTCGCGCTCGGCGCTGATCAATGACCTGACGGGCGCGAAGTCGAACGCCGGTAAGCCTGAGGATCTGCTGACGGAGGTCCGAGCGACGACGGCCACCTACGTCGATCGCGATCGGATTCTGAAGACCGCAGGCGTAAACGTCCTGCGCTACCAGCACGATCCGCTGACGGGCGTTCCGCTCGGGCTGCTGGTCGAGCCAGCGGCGACGAACCTGCTGCTGCGCTCGCAGGAATTCCAGACATCATGGTTGCGCTCCGGCATCCTTGCGTTCGGCTCGGGCTCGGTAGCTGACGCAGCCATCGCGCCCAACGGCACCAACACCATGGACATGATCGTCGAGGATACGGCGAACGGGTCCCACTACATCTATCAGAACATTACGGTTGTTGCCGGCTCCACCAACACCTTATCCTTCTTTGTCAAGCCGGCTTCCGGAGGTCGCTTCGTCCGCGCGCAGATGGTGTCGGGCTCGGACGGCGTTCGTGTTCATGTCGATCCTTCAAACGGCCAGATAACGGTTGCGGCAGTGAACCTGGGCACTGGCTCCGGGGCCAGCGCCCGCGTGGTCCCATATCCCAATGGCGTCTATCGGATCGAATTGACCGGCGTTTGCGGGCCGAGTGGCACCACGGTCGCCGCTCAGATCATCCTGCAAAACGTGTCGAACTCGGCAGCCGGCTACACCGGCGACGGAGTGTCCGGCGTCTACGTCTGGGGCGCTCAGCTTGAGGCGGGCTCCGCTGCGACCTCTTACATCCCGACGACATCTGCTGCGGCAACAAGAAACGCGGATGCGATCACGATTGCCACGAGCCTACTTCCTGGGGATGCGTCGGTGATGGGAACGCTGTTCGTCGATGCGCTGACCTTAGGAACAACCGGCGCGACGCAATCGTTGGCGGAACTCAACGACGCTACCAACAATGAGCGCGTGAATATCAATATCGGATCGACGCTGATTCCCGCAATCTTCCTGCCAGATGGGGGCGTGGCCCAGGCATCTGCAGCGGTTGGCTCTGCGGTTGCCGTTGGTCAGGTTGTTCGGATGGCGATGTCGTATCGCGTCAACGATGTCGCCTGGAGTCGCGATGGTGGCGCTGTTGGTACTGACACCTCGGCGACGATGCCCACAGTCACTCGGCTTCAATTGGGGGCCAGCGCATCTGGCGGGGCAGTGAATGGCATCATCCGTCGCGTGGCGTGGTTCTCGCGCGATCTGGCAGACTCTGAACTCGTGGCTCTGACGGGGTGATGGAGCCATGACCTTCAACCTCGGAGACCCGAACGTACTGGTGGACTCCAGCCCTGGGGATGACGCGATTCTGCTCGGGGCAGAGTCGGTCGCCGCAGTTCGGCCGACCCCGTACAAGTGGCGCGCCCTGTGGGCCTACATCCTGTCCAAGGCGGGCGATTCGTTCGGCTACGCGGTCGGCACCTCTGAGGGGACAATCCCTCTGCTCGGGGCAGGCGGCAAGCTGCCGTTCAATCTGATGGACCTGAACAGCGTCCCGTTCACCGGCACACCGACCGCCCCGACTGCGAGCCTGGGCACCAACACGACCCAACTCTCGACAACCGCGTTTGTGCAGGCAGCGATCAATGCTTTGATCGCTGCAGCGCCGGGCGCGCTCAATACGCTCGACGAACTCGCTGCGGCGCTCGGCGACGATCCGAACTACGTGGCCACGCTGACTGCAGCCCTGGCGCTCAAGGCGCCGCTTGCGTCTCCAGCGCTGACCGGGACGCCGACCGCACCGACTGCGGCGGGCGGAACGAGCACGACACAGATCGCCACCACGGCATTCGCGCAGGCATACCTGAATGTCGCCGAGGCGGTGGTGGCGTCTGCCTCGACGACCGACATCGGAGCCACCACGTCGGTACGCGTGGAGATCACAGGCACAACGACGATCACCTCGCTGGGGTCTGTCGCCAACCGGTTCCGGTTCGTCCGCTTCTCTGGCGCGCTGACGCTCACACACAACGCCACGACGCTCATCCTGCCGACGGGCGCGAACATCACCACGGCTGCCGGAGACATGGCGATCTTCGCCTCCAACGGCTCAGGTCAGTGGCGGTGCCTGTGGTTCGGGCGTGCGAGCGGCAGAGCGCTGACCGAGACGCGAGACACCATCCTGTGCGCCGAGGACATTCTGGCCGGCGAGGAGGGGTTTGCGATCGACGCACCGTCGCGGTCGGCCCTGATCGCCGACTACTCTGGTGCGAAGTCCAACGCGGGCAAACCTGAGGATCTGCTCACCGTCACCCGCTCTGGAACCAATGCCGGCTACGTCGACAGAGATCGGGTCTACAAGTACGCCGCGGCCAATACGCTGCGGTACCAGCACGACCCCGTGACGGGCGTGCTGCTGGGGATCTTGGTCGAGCCGGCGGCGACGAACCTGCTACTTAGGTCTGAGGAACTTGACGTGTCGCCGTGGTCGAGCTTTCAGACGACGGTTGCTGCAAACTCTGCTGCCGGGCCAACAGGCGCTTTGACGCTTGAGAAGATCGTCGCTACCGCGCTGCCCAACTCGCACACGCGAACGCAGACAATTTCAGGCACGACCAACACCAGCACCTATGTGTTCTCGCACTTCGTTCGCCAAGCCGAGTTCTCGCGCGTGCATCTCGCCATCTACGAGGGCACGACGCTAGCACGGTATGGCGGATGCACTTTCAACGCGTCCACCGGGACTGTTGTTGGAGCGACATCAGGCGCCGACGCTGTTGTTGCGGGCTCCGGCATCGAAGATTGGGGTGGCGGGCTCTATCGATGCTGGGTTGCGGTCACGCTCGGCGGCACGGACACCAATATCAATCTACGGATCGCGCTCGATAACGGCACGTCGACCTCGTTCACGGGTGATGGCACATCGGGCATTCACATCGGATGTGGTCAGTTCGAACTTGGATCGCAGCCGACCTCTTACATCCCCACTGCCGGCACAACCGCAACTCGGAATGCGGATGCGATCTCGATCCTCACGAGTGCGCTGCCGGGCGACCCGTCAGTGCGGGGCACGCTGTTCGTGGAAGCACGCATTACTACGCTGAACGCTACTGGATTTGAGCAGGTTGTTGTGGAGTTCAACAACGGTACAAATGCCGATAGATGCTCTATTTTGTTCACGAGCGGCAATCAACCCGCGTATTCCGTACTCGATGATGGTGTCGCGCAGGCATTCGCTTCGATGGGCGCCGCAATGTCTGTGGGCCAGACATTTAAGGCAGCGGTGTCGTTTGCCACAAATGACATCGCAGGAAGTCGCGACGGAAGCACAGTCGCCGTGGATAACGTAGCGACTATTCCGACAGCCACTCATCTATACATCGGTCGGCGTGCAGACGCAGCGTCCCTATTCACTGGCATCATCAGACGTGTGGCATGGTTCACGCGCGACTTCACCGACGCAGAACTGCAAGCGATCGCTGCTTAAGGGGAAACCATGCTGGAGCAACTGGTCGGCGACATCCTTCGGGGCCGCGTCTTGGCGGAGACCGCCGTCGCGTCTGCATCCACCTGCGACATCGGCGCCGCGCTGACAACGCGAGTGGAGATCACCGGCACAACGACCATCACGAGCTTCGGCACGGTTGCCAACCGTCGCCGCCGCATCCGCTTCTCTGGCGTGCTCACTCTCACGCACAACGTGACCACGTTGATCCTTCCGACCGGCGCCAATATCACCACGGCAGCGGGTGATGTGTGCGAGGCTGAGTCCGACGGGTCCGGCAACTGGCGGGTGACAAGCTACCAGAGGGTGAGCGGGACTGCTCTGGCGGTCAGCCCAGGTACAAGCCCGGCCCCCGATGTCATCGTCGAGGATCAGAAGGCGGCCAACACTGAGGGCGGGACTTTTACGTCCGGTGCCCGAGCAACGCGAGTGCTCAACACGCTCGTGAGAAACGTTGCGTCTCTTGCGTCTCTTTCAGCTAATGCTGTCACGTTGCCCGCCGGCACATACCGCTTCCGCTGGTCTGCACCAGCGTTTTCAGTCGACGCCCACAAGACGTGGTTGCGAAACACGACAGACAGCACCGACGCCGGCGTCGGCGTCCAGGCTTTTTCGATCTCCACCGGTTCTGGGTGGTCGATCAGCGAAGGGTCTGCGGTTGTCACGATTGCTGGTTCCAAGACGTTCACCATTGAGCACCGATGCCAGACATCGAAGGCATCAAACGGCCTTGGGACAGCCAGCAACTTTGGCTCTGTCGAAATCTTCGCGCGTCTCGAAATCTGGAAACTGTAGTAGACGGCCAACTGGTCAAGGACGGAGGGATGCGTGCCGCTACAGATTCCACAGAGAGCTGGCGTCGTCGCTGGGCTGCAGGGCTATGCGCGCGAGGCGCTGCCCGAACTCGACCCGTCAACATCGCGGCGCTCGTTCATCGGCGGGCTCGTCAAGTCCGTCGCCTCTGCCCTGCACGACTGGTACGTGGCGTTGAAGCGCTACGCTGACAACGAGCCGTTTCCACAGCGTGCGTCGAGCGCGTTTCTGCGTAATGGCTGGTGGCGCGATGTGACCAATCTCGCGCCCTACGAGGCGGCGGCGGCTTCGGGGCGCGTGGTCATCATCGGCGCGGCCGGCACGATCATCGATGCAGGCACCGAGATGGTCGGCTCCAACGTCACCTACCGGGTCGAGGCGTCAACGGCGATCGCTACGCAGTCGCTCAACGCGGCCTCGCTGACACGATCAGGTTCGACTGCGATATTCGAGACGTCGTCCGAGCACTTTCTCGCAACTGGGATGACGGTTGCGATCTCTGGCGCAACCCAGACCGACTACAACGGATCGTGGACGATTACGGTCACGGCGCCCAACGAGTTCACGTTCGACCTTGTCGACGCCACGCCGACCACGCCGGCAACAGGGTCGCCGATCATGACGGCGTCGTGGGCGATTGCGACGATCGTGTCCGACGAAACCGGGCAAAGCACGAACCTCGACGCGGGGTCGACTCTGACGATCTCCAACCCGCCGTCGGGCGCCGCTGCGCAGGCCATCGTCACGTTTGGCGAGATCGGCGGCGGGACGGACGCAGAGACGACGGAGTCCTACCGGGCCCGCATCCTCAAGGCGCTCGGCACCGACTTCGGCATGTTCACCGCGGACGAGATCGAGATCGTCGCGAAGTCGGTGCCAGGTGTAACGCGCGTTTGGGTGCGCAAGGCGACCGAGAACGGCACCAACGGGGTCTACGACGGGCAGGTCAAGATCGCCTTCATGCGCGACGATGACGCCAACCCGTATCCGTCCTCCTTCGAGGTCGAGACGGTGCGCGAGAAGATTCACAGCATGATCATGCCGGCCCACACGGCGCCGGAAGATGTCGTGGTTGCGGCGCCGACCAAGCTGGACGTCGACATCGACATCGCGTCGCTTGTCCCGGACACCGCTTCGATGCGTCGGGCGATCATCGCGCGTCTGGAGCAGTTCTTCGGCGAGTCGGTCGACTACGCCACCAATATCCCGCACGACGCCATCCTCTGTGCTGTGCGAGAGACCTATGACCGTGAGGGGAGGGCCAAGGTGGTGTCGTTCACGCTTGCCGATCCGGCCTCTGACGTCACAGTCGGCGCCAACGAGTTGCCCGCGCTTGGCGAGGTCACCTTCGCATGACGACGCCGACCTGCCACTATCTTGAGCCCGGAGATCGATCGCAGGAGGTGCTTGACGCGCACCTGCCGACTGGCGTGGCGTGGGAGATGTTCCGCCGACCTGGGACCACGGCCTGGCGGCTGCTGTGGGCGCTCGGTCAATCCTTCGAGGATGCCTGGGAAGCGCTGTGCCGACTGGCGACCGAACTGGATCCGCGCACCACGACCGACATGATCACCGAGTGGGAGACCGCGATGGGTCTTCCCGACCCGTGCCTGCCTGACGCTCAGACGCTGGAGGAGCGGCGCGCGTGGGTGATGTGGCGCCTCGACAAGCGGCGCTGGACGACGGCGCAGGACTGGCACGATCTCGCCGCGCTGTACGGCCTGGAAATCACGATCACGCCGGGGTGGCTGGTCCAGAAGCCGTCGCTCTATCCGAGCTGCTACCCCATCTACTACCGCAACCTGCCGAAGCTCGGTCGGTTCCGCGTCTACATCGATGTGGTCGGTGGTTGTGGCGGTGAGGGGTACAATTACGACTATCCGGCGACCTACGGCACTGGCGATCTGTGCGACGACTTCATGTGCATGATCGAGCGCATTCGACCCGCGAACGTCGTCGTGATCTGGAACAACACTCCGCCGATTTCCTGCTGAGACTGAGGGGATGAAACGACATGCGCGCTTATCAGGTCAAGGTTGAGAACTCCGGAGCCAACGCCGACGGGCGGCTGTCGGCTGCCGAGGACTCGGTGCGATTCTACGAGTTGGACAAAACGGTCGTCACGGCTGGGATCACGCCAGACCCTTACGGCGGACCCGACACCGACAAGCAGCAGCTTGCCCAGGCTGTCGCGCGGTACTCTGCTGGTGGCGGGTATCACGGGACCGACAGTGGATCGGCGAACGCCTACGTGCTGACGGCGCTCGGCTCGTATCAGCCGCCGAAGGCCTACTTTACGGGCATGACGGTTGAGTTCTTTCCGGCCAACACCAACACCGACGTGTCGACGATCAACGCGTTCGGCATCGGGAGCAAGCAGATCCGGTCTGACTTCGGCGCGCCGCTCGCCCCTGGGTCGATCATCAAGTCTTTGCTGTGCCAACTGATCTACGATGCCACATTGAACGGCGGCGTGGGCGCATTCATGCTGAAGCCGTGGGCGTCGGCTCGCGGGCCTGGGCTGCCGATCCATCCTGAGATCACGGCGACGAGCAACATCCTGACCTTCACCTCCGGCACTGGCACGATGACGATCAACACCGGGCTAGGCTGGCGACACCGCGGCTGGGGTCTGTTCAACTCTACGGCACTGGATTCCGGTGCGCGCACGTTCGCCACCCTTGCAAACAAGACCTACCATTTGCGTTGGCACGCCCCCGGCACTGGCGATGCGACTCCCGCCGCGACATACCCGTCGGGCCGGTTCGTCCTCGAAGATTTGGCGGATGTCGGATATAATCCGAGTGCTCTGGCCGAAACAGATGCGACGTTTGATACGACCTTCGACGACATGCTTGTCGCGCGCGTTGTCACGAATGGCTCCAATGCCCTTACGATCACGGCGCTGGCCAACAAGGCGCTGTTGAGCGCTACTTACGTCAGGTCCGGTTCCGCGACCAACTACGCGACACGTTCTTCAGTTCCTAAGCTGACGGGAACGATCAACTGGGCGCGATCGCCGCAGTTTGAACTTCAGAAAGCCGACTGTGACATGACGGTTGATAATGAGGCGCTTGTTGCGTTTGGCACGTTGGTGGCCACTCCGAGCACAAGGTACTCGTTCACCTACGAGGTCACTGGTTACTACGTTTCTGCAAACTACGCCGAGCCCGCAGCCACGCTGCGGGTCCACGCGTAACCAAATGGGGGTTGGCCGTGATGAAAGCCATTGTCGACGACGACATCGTGCTCGCAAGGGCGAGCGGAGATGTTTCGGGGGTTCCGATTCCAGATCTTCTGCTGTCCCTTCCGGACGACAGGCTGCGCTGTGTGGAAG